ATTCTTTGATATTATAATGGCGAAGAGTTTAGGTATAGCTGATGATGCCGACCTTGGATTACAAGTTTAACTCGTTGTTCCAGATGACACCTAAAGAACTAGGCTGACTTGGACTTTATTAATGCTCAGCGTGACCAGATATACTTGGACAAAGGTGTTGTCCCAGAGTATACCATAGCTAAAGAGCTAAAGCAGAATTCAACCTACACTAACTTAACTGACGAACATATTACGGAGTTAGAGGAATACGCTAATGGCTTTGAACCCGATACCGACGAGCTTGAACCTGGAACTGAACAAGAAGAACAGGGCGGAGAAGAAGAAACGGGTGAACCCGGTGAGGAATCCGAAGGGTCCGGAGGTAAAGTATCGTAAGTGGTTGCAGAACATAGCCAAACGACTAAAGGCAGATATAAACGAGCATCTTGTACCTGTACTAAAGCGTTTACAGCCGGAGTATGTTAACGACGCCTATGCTAAGACGCTAGAACAGGTATTTGAAAACCTTCGGCGTAACTATGTAGATATAGGGCGTAACGCTGCTATAGTCAGTAACTCGTTTACTGAGGACGTTAATCAGGTTAAATAAACAGCGGTTTTATAAAGCAATGGAAAACGCTATTGGTATAGACCTGAATAACGTACTTCAGAACGAAGGTTTAGAAGACATAATGTACGCCACAACAAAGGAGAACGTGGCTCTCATAAAGACAATACCTGAAGAGTATTTTAAGCAGATAGAAGGTGTTGTCTTTAGAGGTACAGTGCAGGGTCGCGACGCTACCTCAATGATTAAACAGATAACCAGGATAGGGTATAGCACTGAAAAACGCGCTAGGCTTATCGCGCGCGACCAGACATCTAAATTAAACTCAGCGCTTAACCAGCAACGATCGCAGAACTTAGGTGTTGAAGAATATGTCTGGCGTACAGCAGGTGACGAAAGAGTAAGAGATAGCCACAAAAGTAAGAACGGTAAAACATTCCGATGGGATGATCCTCCTGAAGATACAGGACATCCTGGGCAAGACATTCAGTGCCGTTGCGTAGCGCAATCGATAATTAAAGTGTAGTTTGGAGGCTGTATTGTACCAAGGTGTTTATTTTGATTAGAATATGAACTATTATAGTCTAAACCCAGAAGGCGGTAACAGATGTTTCTAAAAGACAGACTAGATATAAACTCAGAACGTAAGTACACTGATGAGGGCTTTCTTGTTGTACCGGCAAGAATATCTCGCATTGGTATACAGGAGTATCTAGCCGGTGAGATGGGGTGTTGAAGACCGCAAGCCTGATGATATTGTAAGGGTATATCGGCCTGAGGAAGAAGTGTTTTCAGACATGTCCCTTAGTTCGTTTAGCAACAAGCCCGTAACAAACAACCATCCTCCTGTACTTGTCAACGCCAGTAACGCAAAAGAGTATTCAGTTGGTCATGCTGGCCCGACTGTTACGCGTGATGGTTGTTTTGCCAAATCAGACCTATTTATTATTGACGCTAAATCAATACAAGATATTGAAAGCGGCAAAGCAGAATTGTCCAACGGCTATACAGCGGATATAGACTGGACTCCCGGTGTTTCTCCAGACGGCGAGCAGTATGATGCCGTTCAGAGGAATATAAAAGGCAATCACATTGCTATTGTAGAGCGTGGTCGCGCTGGAAGAGATTGCAGAGTAGCCGACCAACTTCCTAACCTAGGAGACATACCCAAAATGGCTAAAATTACCATTGATGGGGTTGACTATGAAGTATCTGATCAGGCGGCACAAGCGGTTGGGAAACTGCACACTCGCCTGACAGATGCTGAAATGTCAGCCGAAGAAATTGAGAAAGAGAAGAAAGCTAAAGAAGATGAAGCGGAAGCAGCCAAAAAGCGGCTGAGAAAACCGAAGATTCTTTGAAGGCTAAACTTGACGACGCAACAAGCAAGGTTCCAACGGCTGACGCCCTGGACAAGCTGGTTGCAGCGCGTACTGAACTGGTTGACAAAGTCCGTAAGATCCTACCCGAAGTTGAATGGGAAGGTAAGGACAACGCCAGTTTGATGAAAGAAGCGGTCGCGGCTAAGTGTGCAAACGTGCAGATGGACTCTGTTTCTACAGATTACATCCAAGCCCGTTTTGATATGCTGGTTGAATCCGTACAAGGTGTTAACGATTTGGACAGTGCTTTCCGTCAGGAAGTTACAACCAAAGACAGCAAAGTTGAAGACAACTCGCCCGGTTCATATTATCGCCCGTGATAAAATGCTCGAGCGGAACCGTAACCTTTGGAAAGGAGGTGCTAAATAATGAGCGCACAAACTTCTTATGATATCCGTCAAGACAAGGCTTACGCCGGTCTTATTTACGCTCAAGCGCCTCATGACATCGTATCTCGTGCGGTAGAAACAGCCGGTGGTATTGCGTTTGGTGTTGCAGTAACTCGCGGAACAGATGCCGACAAGCAAATTGTTCCCGCTGCTTCCGCCGACTTCCTGGGTATTACCATTCGCTCACTTGAAAAAGAAGGCGGAACTGCTGGTGCTATCCAATGGAATGCCAAAGAAACAGCCGGTGTAATGCGTAGCGGTTATATTTGGGCAGTATGCCCTACTGGATGTGTACCCGGTGACGCTGTTAATTATGCCGACGGCACAGGTGTTCTGGACTCCGGCGCTGCTGGTTCTGGTAGTACTAGCCTTGATGGTGCCTCTTGGGAAACTACCGCCGTAGCTGGTGAGCTGGCTGTAGTACGTCTTTCAACTTCCGCCGTAACCGCTGGCTCATAAGGAGCAATCAAATGAAGCAATTGAAACTCCGTGACGGCTCCATTGTACAGTTTGACGGCGCACATTATGCCGTTGTACAAGGGCCGACCAAAACCACACTTGACGGTGCTATTAGTCAAGCTATTAACAACGGTATCCTGGATGCTGACGGCGCGTTCTTCTTCCAGCGCCAGTTGGAGCACATTAAAAGCACGTAGCTATGATGTTCAGTATGCTGAACTTCAGGCGCGTAGCCTTTTCCCTGTTTCCAACGAAGGTGGTCCGGGTGTTACTTCAATCACTTACCGCACGTATGACCAAGTAGGCGCGGCTAAGATTATCCAAGCCTATGCTGACGATTTGCCTCGTGCAGATGTTGCCGGTAAAGAAACAACCATCCCAGTGCGTTCCGTAGGTATCTCTTACGGCTATAACCTGGATGAGATCCAAGCTTCCCAGCTAACTGGTGCAGCTTTGGATCAACGTCGTGCTAACGCTGCCATGCGATCTGTAGAGCAGAAGGTTAACGACGTTGCATTCTTTGGTGATGCCCCTAGTGGTTTGCCGGGTTTGTTTGATCACCCTAATATCCCAACTGGTGCCGTTGTTAATGGCGCGGGCGCAACATCTGATTGGGCAAGCAAAACACCGGACGAAATTTTGTTTGATGTTAACGACTTGTTCGCTGATATCTTTGAGACTACCAAAATGGTTGAGCGCGGCAATACGCTGATGCTACCTCCTGCTCAGTGGTCTTATATCAGCTCTACTCCTCGTGCAAGTAACAGCGATACTACTATCCTGATGTTCCTGGTACAGAACAGCCCGTACCTGAACAGTGTGGATGATATTATCCCTGTTAACGAATGCTCATCAGAGCTTAATCCCAACCTATCAACGGATGCAATGGTAGCTTATGACCGTAACCCGGATAAGCTGCAATTGGAAATCCCTGTAGAGTTGGAAATGATGCCAGTACAGCAAAAGAACCTTGAGTTTGTTGTTCCTGGTCGTAACCGTTTGGCGGGTCTTAATATCTATTACCCGCTGTCACTCGCAATCGCTACAGGGATTTGATATTATGGCCGGGGTAACTAATACAACTCAGCGACAGTATAACCTGAAAACCATTGGTAAAAATGGCAACCGGGTTACAGTGCGAATCGTTCCAGGTTTTAACGTGGTAGACGACAAGCACTGGTCGGAGTTTGTAAGCAAAGAGGGCAAACCCCTTGATACTTATGTGGCTCAATTGAAAGAAGAAGGTAAGTTGGGTTTTGGTAAGACTCAGGACGACCAGGAACTTGAAAGCGAAGTTTCTAAGTCAAAGTCAAAGTCTCAGTCTAAACCTAAAGACAACAAGTAAGCTCCTGGATTAACCCTTGGTAACAGGGGTTATTCCTTATAATCTTAATCAGGGTTATAAGGAATAGAATTAAACCTACTCTAACCGTCAAACAGGTATTCCTAGTGGCAGATAGTAACTTAGACCCTAAACTATGGAGCTCCTTAGAAACAATTAACCAAAGGTTAGAGAGTATTGAAAAGAAGCTAGAAGACGTTATCAGGTTAGATGAAAGGGTCTGGAATCATGAACAAGTTATATCTCGCTTTGGTACAAGATTAGATGACGGCGATGCCCGTATTAGTAAAGTTGAACTTTGGCAAGCGGAAAACAATCCAGACTTTATTATATCAACTCTTAAAAGTAATAAAGAAAGTATTGATGGTATTAAACTGAGGTCAATACATTAAAGGAGATGGGAGGGTTAACAGG